GACACTATAACGAAAATAGATCGGGTCATAAACACCACTACAACAACCACCGTAGAAACTACCTTTGGGCAATAGCTTTATTCTTAATCCCTGTAAAGCCAGTCATAGCCTCGACTACGGTCAGTAGTCCAAATTCGACTGCCCAAGGTACGGTAAATAACAATGCCACCATGATAGCTCCTAATTCAACACCACAATTTAGGATGTCACAGGGTATAGTTTGTTCTTCTCCTAGCCTTACAATCACTCCCTATGTAACCGACTCTCATACATTCAACTTACCGAGACAAGACGTTACCAGACAAAATATTTACGATGAAGATACAGGTGCAATTAAATACGTTCAAGAAACACCAAGGTTTGAAAAAGAAAATTTCAATTTAAACTACGGTATCTCTGCACAGATAAGTATTCCTTTAGGAAAATCCCCTGCGTTATGTCATAAGGCAACCGAGATTAATATTAAAAATCAAGAGTTGTTATATAAGAAAACTTCGTTAGAGCTTGCACTCTTTAGACTTAAAGTATGTTCTGAGCAGGCGAACCTCGGAGTTACCTTTACTGGTAAATACGCAAGTATTTGTGAAGGAATAAAAGTTTCAGTCCCACCTAATCAGGTTATTCCTCACTCTCATTCTTTGACTTCCGAGAAGTAAGTTTTTTTATTAAATTCTTTACTATAGGTTTTACTAAATTCAAAATAATAGGAGTAGTCGCAGCCACAGTAGCGATAGCAGCAGTAGAAATAACAGTACTAAATTCTGGGAGGTACTGATCTTTGAATGGTACGTCTTCATACAAAGTGATGCAGCTACTACCATCTTCACTTCTTTTATGACCTTTGACACGTTCTAATTTTTTTTCGTTACGAAAATCGCCAACCCTTAAATCGTTTTTACTTGGACACTCTACAAAAACATCGTCTTCTTTTTTATCTTTTGGTATTTGTGGTTGCGGTGGTTTACCTTCTGGTATAGGTTCTGATTCTTGTTCTACTGGTGCAACTTCCTCAACAATAATTAATTGATCTGGTTGATAATTTAAAGGATAGAAACTTGGATATGGACAGTTACTTACCACTCCGTTTGGATCATCTAATAATAAATTTCTATTGCCTGTATTTTTTGTATCTCGGTGATAATAAGTACAGCCTATAACCTCTACATTTGAGTGGTCATAGTTAGGTAGAAAACTATAAGGTATATGGATCTCAGGTATATGTATTTCTGGAATACTTATCTCTGGGATCTCCACTTAAAATGGTATTGATATACCTGTTTTTTTAGGTAACCCTTGATCTAATACTTTGGGCATCATTCCTTTTACATTACCCATAACTTGATTCATCATCTTAGCTTTAAACTGTTCAGATGTAACATACTTATAACCCATGTAAGAAGCACCTAAAGTGCTGGTTATAAGTAGGAATGAAGCTATACTTAAAATGTTGGCGATCTTTTGAAACATGATTAAATACCAGATAATACGAGCTTGCTCATTAATGAGTTTAGTCGTTCTGCTATTTATAGTAGCAATTAGCCCTCTCTACGTCACCATGTCTATGATGACCAGACAAATGGAAAAGACTAACTAGCAATATCTTCTTGTCTATCTTTTAGGATTGCCTGTATTTCAGTAAACCTAGTTTTGCATTGGTTTATAAGTTCCTGTGCTTGGTTATGCTTAGTGACCACTTCCTGTAGTTCAGCTTGCAGTTCTTCGGTTGTAGGTTTTGACATTAAGAATAAACAGCTTTACCTTTAACGATTGCAGCATCTATAGCTGTGAAACTTTCAGATCCCCAGATAGAAGTTGTTCCATCATTCTTTTTGTAAGCCTTGATAATTTCAAGATGCTCTACATTACGCTTGATTTTGTCCTTGTATTCATCATCAGTTTCATCTGATGTTTTGGCGGTGTCGATAACAGTTACGCTATCACCAGCAGCAGAGTAGATTGCTGCAATTTCATCTGCGGTTTTTTCTTCCATAATAAAAACTTAGTTGTTTACATTTTACCCTGCTTCGAGGGCTGTGACTTTTATAGATAATTCTTGGACTGCTTTTATAAGTACAGGTAATAAATGACCTTCTGTTGCCTCTAACCTATCTGGGTTTTCATCTATTACTAAATTTAGATAATCAACTGAAGTAGAGGATTCTAAAGATTGTAATTCTTGTGCAATAAAACCAGCCCTATATTTCCCATCCTTAATATTTCCATCCCTAGTTGCCCATTTAAATTTTCTTGGCTTTAAAGCATTAATAAAATCAAGTCCTATAGGTAAATCAATAATGTCTGTCTTATCTCTTTCATCTGATAATCCAGAGATAGAAGTATCATTACATCTTAAATTACTTACAGCAGTATCACCAAGAGTAAATTGATTACTAGACGTGTTGGCTGAAGGCATTGCTCCAGAACCTATGTTTGTGTTGTTACTGCCAGTAGTTGTATGATATCCAGCCATGTAACCAAAAGAAGTATTTTGATTTCCAGTAGTATTTAACATACCAGCA